GCGGCATTGACGCTGGTGCTTTGGAGGCATTTATTCTGTCCGAGATGAAGGAACACGTTAAGCAGTTTGAAATCCTGTCCAAGCCGGGGAACAGACCAGAGAATCCCAAAATACAGGAAATCAACGTGAAGATCGAACAGGTCACAATCGAAATCAATAAGCTACTTGATAAGGTGGCTAATGCTGACGGAATTTTGATGGACTACATCAACGGACGGATAAAAGAACTGGATGCGAAGGTCAATGCCTACCGCCAGGAACTCAGCGAACTGTCTCCGCTGGAAAATACCGAGAGATACAACACGGAGCAGTTGAAAAACTATATGGACCACTGGGACGAGCTGGAGTTTGACGATAAGAGGGAAGTAGTGGATCAGCTAATCGTGGTGATCCACGCCACGGAGGACAGTTGCGAGATAAAGTGGAAAATATGAAAAGTTGTACCCAATATGCGCAATGCCGTATATGGGGTACAGCTTTTTTATACTTCACCTTGATTGTTTCGTTTCGCCGAACCGCTGGAAATGTACAACCTCTCTCTGGCGCAGGAACTTGATCGCGTCGTTGACATCGGGATCGTCGCTTAGCCGCAGAATGTTGTCATAGGTAACGCGGGCTTTTTGCTCTGGTGCGACCTCGTAAGGACAACATTTTTCGTTGATGGGATTGGCTTTTTATACGTAGTGTGCTATTATGTCGATAGAAGCTCAAATATGTCGAAATTGCACTTAAAGGGGATATAGATATGGATATTCTTTCGATGGCTTGGGATGTTATGAGTGCATTTGAAATCAGTCCGTATATTGCGATTATCGCTCTAATTGCTATTGGCTGCGTTTACCTTTTGGTTCACGAGTACGGAAAAACATGGATATTTCATTTGATTCATAGAAAAAATCTCCCTTATGTGTGCGGAATTTTTGCTTTTATGTGCATTTTTTGGATATTTGCATATACGGGAATCTGGTATCGCTTCCCTATCTGGATTCGGGGACTACAAATTATCCTTTATGGAGTTTATGTTATACAAGTTTTGCGCTCAGTTAAATCACCAGTGTTATTTTCGGCTTGGTATCTCAAAAAATATCAAAAATATTTACAAGAAGGCAGGGCGAGAGAGCATAAGGAATTGATAGATAGAAAACCTTGGTATCTGCAAGACGCAGACGAGAAAGTGGCTTACCAGATTCTTAGAGCAAGGTATTTAAATGAAGAAGGAAGCATTCGGGCCAGTTATAAAGCCTTTGAATCTATTGATCAGAAACTGTTATATCCAGAAGAATTATCTGATCTTTATTATAGCCAGGCAGTGTTGCTGATTAGTTTAGGAAATCTTCCAAAAGCGAATCAAGTAATTCAAGGATTAGAAAATACAAATGCTCCTGCTTACTATGCTCTCCAATCTTATCTGGAAGAACTACAAGGAAACCAAGAAGAAGCATATCAAATGGCTTGTATGGGTGAGAATGCAATTCCTGCTCAATATAAAGATTATCATATATTGATTTCGATTTATACTCATTTAGGACGAGTACACGCCTTTAAAAATAACTTCACAGAAATGTTTCGCTATTATAAAGCAGCCATTGAAGCAGCTAAAAAGTATAAGGATACAAGGACCTATCACATTACCTACCAGAATTATTTGGGGCAAATTCAATTGCGTCAAATGCACTTAGAAGAATATGATACCCTGTTGTCAGAATACACTTCTCTTGTTTCTGATGCGTCACTGACGAACCAATTGGAACTAGAGAATTTTAAGATTACCACAGCACGGCAAATAGGGGACAGGGCTAAAGAATATGAAGCAATAGAAGAGGGGTATCATAGGCTCCATGCAATGGCAAAAATCCCTGACAAATATATGGTTGAAATTTCTACATTAAAAATGCTGAACAGTGGAGGATTCCCTATTGATTTAGTAATAGAGGATATAAAACAGCATTTCGATTTGTATTTTCAGATGCCTATGCCTGCGCGAATCAATGCCATACAAGACTTTACTTGTCCTCGTAATCCTACTTCAGAACAGGCACAACTTTACAATCTGTGGACACAAAAACTTGTTGATTATGCAAGAGGACAAGCCTTAGCAGATTTGGAGAATTATGAGAAGAGTTTACCAACCGACTACTTTAATGAACGTTGCTGGGTACTTCTACAGCGTGTTGATTTTATCCGACGATCACAGGAGGTTTATGACGGCGAATTGGTATTACGGTTGATGGGGGATATTGTTCAGATTTATGAGCGTTCAGGACAACTGCTAAAGAAAATTGAGATGGAGAATAATCTTTTGAACGAATATGATGCCTTGATTCAGTTTGGACAGAAGACCTCTGACGAAACTACTTTAAACCAGATGAAAGATATCGTAAATACCGCATATCAAGAGAGCCAACGAATACCCAGCCACGTAGCAGGGGCTTCTTTGCTTGACATAGCTCATTTTAGTGCTAAATTGGGCCTTATGGAACAGGCAAAAGAAACATTCTACAGATTTCAACGCACGCAAATATCCCCCATGCAATTTTCAGACAGGCAGCAAGTAAGATACACCATGCTTACCAACACATTTGGAGAATCGGTGGAATAAACCGACTACAAGTGTCTTATATCAATACCACTCTTCCATTAGCAAAAAATCCCGGATATTCTTGTGCTTAATTCCGCTTCGACTCAAATCCAGTTCATCCATAGAAACCACATATTTGGGGAAATTATCACGGATACTGTCATAAACGCCAAATTCTCTCTGAATCGTATCATCGGAAGCCAACAGGTAACTTACTTGGACGTATAGACGCTGATCTTTTTTTCCCCCAATAAAATCAATCTCTTTTTCGCCGGATTTTCCCACTGTTACGGTGTATCCCCGGCGAAGTAGTTCCAGAAAGACGATATTCTCCAAAATCAGGTTAATGTCCCGCATATTGCCGCCAAAGACGGCCTCCCGGATTCCGTGGTCGGCAATATAGTATTTTTCATTGGTAGTCAGGATAGACTTGCCCTGCAAGTCCTGACGCTTGACCCGATAGAATAAGAAAGCGTCCAAACAGTATCTGAGGTAATTTAAGACGGTTTCGGTGGATACGATGCGTCCCTCATTCTTAAAAAACTTAACGATTGATGTGGCAGAGAAAGTCGTACCAACATTGGCGGTGGCGTAGGCGATAATGCGCTCTAACAGGTCTATATCTCGAACGTTATTCCGCTTTACAATGTCTTTGAGAACCACAGAATGGTATAGTCCTTCCAAATACTGTTGGCTGGGTTCTTCCTCAAACCGCAGACAACTCAGATAGGGCATTCCCCCGGCAGTCAAATACTTTGTGAAGCATTGGGGCTTGGAAGCACCGGGAAAGATGGATTGGTAGAGATCGGTAAATTCCGCAAAAGAGAATGGGTAGATAACAAATTCCACATACCGCCCCGCCAGATAGGTAGCAAGCTCACCGGAAAGCAACTTCGCATTGGAACCCGTGATGTAAATATCACAGTCCAATTCCACCCGGAATGAGTTCACGCACTTTTCCCAATCTGCGACCTCTTGGATCTCGTCAAAAAAAAGATAAACCTTACCCTCTGTCCCGGAGGTACGTTCGATGATTTCCTGATGAAGTGCCGCAGCCGTACAGAGGTGTGTAAATCTCATATTTTCAAAGTTGTAGGAAAAGAGTTGATTCTCCCCAACTCCTTTGGCAAGCAGTTCTTCCTTGATTAAGTCCAGCATAACAGATTTTCCACTGCGTCGGATGCCTGTCAAGACCTTAATCAAGTCGCTTCCGATAAAGGGTCGGATACGGCTCATATATAATTCACGCTGAATCACCAGCTACACCCCCTCGGTTGATATAAGTTAGTATATCACGCTTATAAATGAAAATCAACCGCACATTAAAAAATATATTCGATATATCTGATAGAATAAAGGGATAAACCGCTTTTTGACGGTTTATCCCTTTATTAAACTAAAAATTCCAGTGTATTTCAACTGGAGGGTCTTTGACTCCAGCGATTCGTTTACCCACAGTTATGTAGTCGATAAGTGCTTCTACCATTTCCCGTGTCAGGTGTTCCAAGTTGGTATATTGGTCAATTAACGCTTTTCGATTGTCCCCGTCCTCTATTCTGGCGTCAAGTTCGAAAAGCTGATGTTGTCCATCCTTGACAACACGCTCCAATCGTTCTTTTTCCGCAGAAAAATCCTTGCTCATTTCGACAAAATCCTGTTCAGAAATGATCCTCTTTACTTTATCCAAGTATAACTCTCGGATTCCTTTGGAATACTCCTCAATTCGTTTCTCATAAGCGGTAAGATCATCCTGAATACGCTTCTTCTGTGCTTGCAGACTGTCACAAAATTGAATGTTCCGCTCCAGTTCGTCTTTGTCAAGATATTCTTCGGAAAGGCGGTTTAATTCGTCAATCACGATTCGCTCTAATTTATCCACTGAAATAAAGGAGCCAATACAGGCGTCCTTTGCCACATGGCGGTTAGAACATTGGAGGTAGTGCCGCCCCCGATTTTTGGAGGAACGCATGGTGTATCCGCAGTTGGCACAGCGAACCTTCCGGGCGAATAGACCAACAGTCCCAACATCAAAGGGTTTTGCGCGCTGGGCTATAATGATCTGTACCCGATTCCAAAGATCCTGGTCGATGATGGCTTCGTGGGTACCTTCCACACGATACCATTCACTTTTGGGCCGGGGCTTATTCTGCTTGGTCTTATAAGAGACGCTGCCGTATTTGCCTTGTACCATGTTGCCAATGTAAATCTCATTTTCCAGCATATCGGAAATAGCAAAGTATTTCCATAGCGTACTGTTTTTTCGCTTGGGCTGCTGATACCGCAAACCGTGAAGACGCTTATATTCAGTGGGATTTGGAATCCCCCGATCATTAAGCATTCGGGCGATGGCTGTCTTGCCGTAGCCTTGTGAAAAGAGGGTGAATACCTCCCGAACCACGGCGGCGGCCTCTTCGTCAATAACCAGATGACCTTTTTGGTCTGGGTCTTTCTTATAGCCGTATAAGGCAAAGGCTCCGATATGTAAGCCTTCCTGACGACGGTTGGTGAGGACGCTGCGAATATTCTCCGACATATCTTCCAGATACCATTCGTTCACCAAACCATTGATTTGCCTGGACTTCTTGTTGCCCTTGTTGGCGGTATCGGCATTATCCACGATACTGACAAATCGGATGCCCCAGACAGGGAAAAGGCCATGAATGTATTTTTCGACCAGTTCCAGTTCACGGGTAAAGCGGGATTGGGTCTTACAGAGGACAATGTCAAACTTGTGGTGCTCGGCATCTTGCAAAAGCCGGATAAATTCCGGGCGGTTTCGGTCAGAGCCTGTGTAATCATCATCACTATAAACGTTAAATACTTCCCACCCTTGTTCAAGGGAATATTTTAGAAGCATGGATTTTTGGTTCTGAATACTGTTGCTATCGTCCGATTCAGACTGCTTATTTCGATCTTCTTCAGACAGACGGCAGTAAATTGCTACTTTAGGCATAGCATTAACTCCTTATATAATATAAAGAAAGCGGCCCCCTGTATATCATTACAGGGAACCGCTGTTCCGTTATCTTGTCCCAGCCAGGACTTGCTTACTGCGTTCAATTTGGTTGATAAGTGAGATCCAAATGTTGGTGTATTTTTCTGGAGTTGGCTGGTTTTCTCCGCCTTTGAAAACGCTTTTACAGACAGAGGCTACGGCACAGTTTGTCATAATATTCTGCTCCTTTCAAATTATCATATGCGAAATGTGGCTGTGAATAGACGGAAACGCACAAATTTAAGGGCATATTCCGAATTACCACAGTAATAATCCATGTTTTAACTTCCCGTACTATACGTTTTTTGGTTTGGGTAGAGTGATGGCAGATGTTTGATCCCAGCTCTTGACCGAATTGTGGCAGGGTTGATATTAAGGGCCGCTAACTGGCGCAACCGCTTTTTCCAATTTATATGACACCTGATTGTGCAGGGATTCACCATTGATTTGCGGTTAATCTCCTTCAAAAAATGATATATTTTTTCACGTTTCGGCCTTGAATAAAGGGACTGCTCTATCATTTTTTTTGCGGCAGCTAATGAATAGTAATCTCCAGGAGGAATCAGGGAGTCAAAGATTGTTGACACAATTTTTCCCCCATACTGAGCCAAATGAACGAGTTGCATTCCCCATGTATCATTTGACAAGTGAAACTTGTTGCTCATATGGCAGATACCCATAGAGAGCAAAGCGACTTCCACTCGAAGAATCCGTTGCTTTGAAAACCACTCGAACTGAATATTTCGATTATCAAGCTGATACAATTTGTCGTATGCTGTTACCTGATACCTGGTGTTAACACGGCGGCACGAATGTTTATCCTGTTCATTGCCAAAATTAACGATCTGCCACTGATCGCTTGCTCCCTTTTTCAACAGACGTATGTATTCCGCAACGATATTGCCATTTTCAACGATATGATCTTGGCACAAGTCAATTCTGTAAAGATAGAACTGTATATCTAAGAGCGGGGAGCCGTCAAAGAGAACGGAAAGACGATCAGATAGTTCTGCCACATCGGGTTCGTTTGCATGGAAAAGTGCGATTGGATTTGAACAGCCTAATACTTTTTCAGGAGTAATTCTCAGATGAATATAACCGAACGAATGATTTGTCTTAGATTCCCGCAGATATACTACGATTCCGTTTTGGTTCCATCCGTTAAAAGTGATTTGATGGGTTTCTTTTTGTCTGTAACAGCAGGCAGGCTGATTGTGGGCCTGAGAAAAAAAGAAGTCCCCACAGGCTTTACAGTCCTCTGAGGATACTTGGGCGCATAATTCAAATGTGTGAACTAACACTTTCAAATACCTCCTACAGCGTCTGTTTTTGACGTTTTGATTTTTATAAGGCAACGACAAATGGGTAATTGACCTTGCCTTTACAACGACTGTTAGTGAGATATTAAAATAATAAATTGCATACTATGATGTAGTAGTAATCACCATAAATATAGGGTAAATAGCATTGAAATAAAGGAAAAATAGACCCCACGGGGGACTATAAATAGACCCCACGGGGGACTATAAATAGACCCCACGGGGGACTATAAATAGATGTTCATGCCTCTGACCAAACGATAGATATTGACAAAAAAAGATTTCGTATGTACAATAAGAAAACAAAAAAATTTTTGTGGTTTTGTGGTTTCTATCGTAAGGCTACCAAATAAGTGGAGGTATCATAAAAAATGGGGAATATAACAATACCCGGATTCTTAGCCGAATATGAGCCTTTGCAGAAGTATCTTTATGAAATGGCCGAGGGAGACAGTTGTTTTGTTAGCAAAGAAACATTTGATTCCCTCACAGTACCTTTGCGTTGGGCAATTCGAGAGACTGGACTAAAACTTTCCAGAGGGAAAATCGTTTATAAGAATAATCATCCACTATGCAGTTTTTTGTTTCTGCCAAGGAAAGTTTTTCTTTATCCAACTGAAGATGGAAAGTGCCAGTCGGAATGGATAGATTTGGTCATTGTTGAAGCGGCATATCAAAAGAAAAGACAGGGGTATTGCGTCGAAGTATATAAAACAATTCCGGAGATTATGAATTATAATTTGTCTGGAAAGTGTTGGGTTATTGGTAATGGCAAAATAGAAATATTTGATCGCCTTGTAAAAATGTATGGATATGCGTTAATGGAGTATCAGGTTGCGTATTATCCCGATTCGATTTTTACATGGGGTGTGCGGTGCTCAGGGATTGGAGGGCAGATTTATTACGCAACGTACCTCCATCGGATGAATGGAAGATCAAAAAATACAAATATGGACAAAAATCTTCCTCTTGTCTTGATTCCTATTGAAAGTGTGTTTTTTTCTGCTACACTTTTTTCTCTATGTAAACCATTATACGCTCATTGTAAATTAAAAAATGTGCATTATGATTTTGCGCTGCAAATTCTTTTGGATGATGAACTATCAACCCATACTGGACACGTTACTTGGCCCTATTGGGCATTAGATTGCTATGCAGATATGTGGTGTAATTTCCGTGAATGGGAAAACCGAAAAGGTACGGCAGAGCATCTAAAAACAGAAAATACCGGAGTGAAATTTCAGCCGCCAATATTAAAGAAATTCCGAAGTAGGTGGACAGATATAAGGGCCACAGCAATATGGCAGCACCTAAACTTTCCTCTTATATACTCGGATCACAGGCGTATAGATTATGGAGATGAGATTTTTTCATTTTATGAGTTCAACGGACAAAATGTCCCGGATTCTCTGTCAAAAAAGCAATTAAAAAGGATTATCTCAACATCAACCTTGCCGATTTTGTTGCCTACAGTTTCGCCTCCGAAACCTTATAGCCAGCAAGAATGCCTGACTGTTTCATGTGATAAAACCATCATTGGTGCGAAAAAATGGATAGGAGAGTTTTACCGTGTAGCAGAAAAGGCAATGGCCAGACATGAACTTTTATTGGATTTTTATATGGCAGTTATGCGGAACTTGAATGGCGTGAATATTACCCAAATTAGGAAACCGCTTTTGGCGGCATACAGAACAGCACTTACCCGTTTGGGAGCTTCTAAAAAGGAACCTTCTATTGAGCAGCAGCATAAGGCTTGTTTACTTGGTTCCATGTATTTTATTCAAACATATTTGTCCAATGAAGGAGGGGAGTATAGCCGATTTGAAAGTCATATTCATTGTGTAGAACGAATTTTAGGCTGCGAGGCAACCTTAACTGATTTTGCCAATTTTGTTTTTCTGGCGATGGATAAAGATTCGCCATATCATTCCGCTATACTTAAAATCGAAGAAAAAATTGGAATTTTTTTGGATATAAAAAAGTATTGGACGATATTTCAATCCTATTGTAAAGAGAAGAATATTAAACTTTTATGCACTGAACTTCAGTTCCGTAAGTGGGAGTTGATTTCAGGGAACTACCTAAAGCCACAGTATGAGGTAGCTGATCCAAATAAATATCTCAGATATGATTACCGTAAAGTGGTGGATGGAAAAAAGAGAATCGTCTTGAATGTTGATTGGAAAATACTAAAGAAGGCCCAAAAGGACAACTCATTTTGAAAAATTCAAAATATCCTCTCTACGCACTCTCCATAATTTTCCGATTCGGAATGCCGGAAGCTCCCCGGAGTTGACCAGCCGATAAAAAGTGTTGCGGCCTATGGCGAGAAACGCCATTACCTCCTGCGGGGTCATATATTCATTTGGAGGAAGACTTCCTTCGTCATTATCCTGAACAGGGTATCCAAATTCATCATAGTACATTTACGCACCTGCTTTCTCAAAATTTGGCTTTGTGCCTTATTCAATTGTTTGGTGTTATTTTATCCCTCGACACCCATATATTATTTGCATGAAAAAGTGCAGAAGCCCATAATTCTCGGCGATTATGGGCTTTTGCACTTTTTGATTTCCTATCAAGCTGAATGCGCTTTATCGGCTCTTATTGAGTTTAGATAGGGGAAATTTTTATGAAATGGGGAATAAAAATGTTGAGACTGTTGTTGGAATTTGTGCGAACGTTGCTGACACAGATGGTTGCACTGGTATTGCATCATGCGGCTGTTATGTAGCGTTATAGTTGGTTTAGAAAGGGGGGATTAGCCATCAAAAATTGGGAGCAGAATATGAAGGATTTCCTTGGTATCATACTAGCCGCAGCAGCGGCCGCCCTGTGTATAGCGATTGATGTGATTCTAAAAGAGGATGATTTGCAGTGAATGAAAATGTTCAGGCCAATCAGAAAGGTCACAAGGAATCCTACACCTATTGTATTCGGTGCGGCAAGCCTCTGCGCAGCAGCGAAGCCTACTATTCCAAGTATGATCCAGATTGCGAAGAATCTATGTGCCGCAAATGCTATGAACGCTACGAAAAATTGAATGAAAGTGAGGACTAAAAAATGCCCGCAAACGTTGAAACCATGTTCTATGTCCGAGAAAAGCCCTGGCATGGCTTGGGTACCCAAGTCATGGAGGCCCCGACCTCCGCTGACGCTCTGATTTATGCCGGCCTTGATTGGGAGGTCGTTCAGAAGGACGTTTACACCGGGGACGGCTCCCTGATCGCTGGCTACAAGGCCAATCTCCGTAGCACCGACGACGCCCCCTTGGGTATTGTCTCTGACCGCTACAAGGTGGTGCAGAACGAGGACGCTTTCCAGTTTACCGATGACCTGCTGGGGGCTGGCGTGACCTATGAGACTGCCGGGGCCTTGCAGGGCGGCCGCAAGGTCTGGATGCTGGCCCGTATGCCCCACCGCTATATCATCGCCGGGGACGAGATCGCCCCTTATCTGGTGGTGATGAACTCCCACGATGGCAGCTCCGGTATCAAAGTTGCTATGACACCAATCCGGGTGGTCTGCCAGAATACCCTTAATCTGGCCCTCAACAGTGCAAAGCGTATCTGGACTACCAAACACACCGAGAATGTCATGCTTCGTGTCCATGAGGCTGAGGAAACCCTTGGGCTGGCTGAGAAATACATGAGCGAGCTGGGCCGGGGCATTGATGCCCTGTCCCAAATCAAGCTGCCTGACCGGAAGATCATGGAGTTCATGCAGGAGTTCTTCCCAGTCACCGCCGATATGCCCGACGTTCAGCGTAAAAACAATCTGCGGCTCCTGGAGGACATGAAAATGCGGTATTGGGACGCTCCCGACCTGTCCAGCGTGGGCAAGAACGGCTACCGTTTTGTCAACGCCGTCAGCGATTTTGCTACTCATGCAGATCCCATCCGCAAGACCAAAAACTACAACGAAAATCTGTTCCTGCGCACTGTGGAGGGTAACGCTATGATTGACAAGGCGTACAAGATGGCGCTGGCGGCTGCGTAAGTTCAAGGCAGGGGATGTATAGCTTGTGGCTGTGCGTCCCCTGCTCCAATTTTATGAAAGTGAGGTTTTCCTATGTCCGCAAAAATCTTAGCGTCAACCGAAAATATGCCCTATGCCGATTGGCTGGAGCTGCGCAAGCTGGGTATCGGCGGTTCGGACGCTTCCGTAGTCTGCGGTATCAACCGCTACAAGTCCCCTGTGGAGCTGTGGCTGGATAAGACGGGCCAGCTCCCGCCCCAGGAAGCCGGGGAAGCTGCCTATTGGGGGACGCAGTTGGAGCCGTTCGTTCGGGCAGAGTTTACCAAGCGCACCGGGATTGAGGTGAGTCAGTGCAAGAACCTTCTCCAGAGCGAGGAACACCCTTTCATGCTGGCGAATCTGGACGGCATCTGTGAAGTCCCGGATATTGGGCCGTGCATCTTCGAGGCCAAGACAGCCTCCGCTTACAAGGCTGGCGAATGGGAGGACATCATCCCGGATGAATACCAGCTTCAAATCCAGCACTACATGGCCGTTACCGGGTATGCCGGGGCCTATATCGCCGTGCTGATCGGCGGCAATACCTTCCGCTGGAAGTTTATTGAGCGTGACAAGGAATTGATTGCTATGCTGATTGAGCTGGAGACGGATTTCTGGAACCATGTGCAGGATTGCACGTCCCCGCCGTTAGATGGCTCCGATGCGGCGGCAAAGTTCCTGGCTCAGCGGTTCCCCAGCAGCGTTCCCAAGTCCACGATCAAGCTGCCCGACACTGCCGCTGATTTGCTGGCACAGTACGATGAAGCCTGTGAGCAGTTGGAAATCGCCACCGAGAAAAAGCAGAAGGCCGAAAATCTGCTGAAAGAAATGATAGGCGAGAATGAGGCCGGCACCGCCGGGGGCCGTGTCATCACTTGGAAAAGCGTGTCTCAGGAGCGGTTGGACAGTAAGACCCTGAAAGCGGAACACCCGACTTTGTATAAGAAGTACGCCAACAAATCATCGTACCGCCGTTTCACCATCAAAGCGGCAAACTAAAGGAGGTTCATCATGGACAACACAGCACTCAAAGGCCGCATGAGCGGGAAGATTCAGGAGTTGCAGCAGCCCGGAGAAGTGGCCGCTGCTCCCGATACCTCGCTGGCCCCTGCGAACTCCGCTTATCTGGCCCTGACCAGCAACGCTCTTGACATCATCCGGGCCAACCTGAAAAGCCAGCCCCTGACCCTCGACCTGTTCGATTTGGTCAAAAGTCCGTCCGGTGGTTCCACGGTGTTTGAAGTGCCGGGGCTGGCCGGGAATGAAGCGGAAAAGGAGCTGGTTGGAATCGTCCTGGACTACACCACGCCCCGGGCCTATTGGGATACCCCTGACCCGGTGGAGGGTACGCCGCCCGTCTGCATGAGCCAGAACAGCATTATTTCCTTTGACGGAAAAGCGTGCGCTCACTGTCCCTACAACGACTTCGGTTCCAAGGACGGCGAGAGCAACGCCAAAGCCTGCAAGGAATCGGTGCTGCTGTTCCTGCTGCGGCCCGACAATATCATCCCGCTGCTGGTACGGGTTCCCGTAACCAGCAAGCCCAGGTTCCTGAAATACTCTACCCGGCTGCTGAGTACCCTGCGGCCTATCAACAGCATTGTCACCAGGATCACCTTGGAGAAAGCCACCAGCAAGCAGGGCAAGCCATACGCCCTGTTTAACTTTGAGGCGGTCAGCGTCCTCACCCCGGAGGAGGCCGCCAACGCCAAAACCTACGCACAGCAGTTCATGGAGATCGTGAACGCCGCCCAGTTGGTGCCGGAGTTGGCGGAGGCCAGCTAAATAAAACAAGCTATGCCCTCTTATTATGCCCTTTATGCCCTATCACTGAAAGGAGTTGAACACAATGAGAGCCTTGCGTCCTATGATAAAAGAGGAACGGGGGTTTGCGGAGCAGCACCATGAACTGGTGATTGACTTTCTCCGCTGTAAACGCCTCCCGATGGATGATTTTTATGACATCGTGATTTTCGGCTATCTCTCCGCTGTGCAGCAGTATTTCCGCAACCCGCCCGCCGGAGTGAAGTTCAAGGCGATGGCGTTCCGGGCCATGAAGGATTCCATCCTCCGGGATGGCGAGTACAATGCACGTGCCAAACGCTGCGCTTACATTATCAGCCTGGACGACATGAATGTCCAAGACCCAAAGCAGGATACGGAGCGGCAGATCGAGGACAAGGCCCTTCTGGAGCAGGTGGTGAGCGTTGCCACGCCGAAAGAGGCAAAAATTATTAGCTTCCTGATGGATGGCTTTGCGCTGCGTGAGGCCGCCCAACGTTTGAAGATGCCGAAGGCTGTTGCCGTTAGCTGCATGGAAAACTTTTATTGTCGGGCCAAAGCTGCTATCGGCTGAGAATGGAGGATTTAGTTATGAACGTCCAGGCGTATATCCATAGCTTGAAGGACACAGAGCATGACCGCCATGTGCTGGGCGAGGCCGAGATTATCAAGTGTATTGGTGATAACCTGTACTTGGCCGAAGTCAACGGTATCCGCTGTACGGCGATATTCAATTTCTTCACCGGAGCCTACTATGTCGATGACGTGTATGGGTTTCATCCGATAGAAAGTTTAGTGTAGCCAGCAATTTTGCCATAAAAATGTGGGAAACGTGGGGAACTCCCACATTTCCCACGTTTTCACAACACTACCACACCTGCACTCAACTCTCTAACGTTGCGGTAAATATCTACTCCTTGTTTTTCCTTATACCTTGTCTATAGTTCAAATGTAAAAAACCATCCGCATCACGGCCTTCTTCATCTACCATTACTAAAATATCTCCCGGTTCACATTTTAGCAAATCGCAAATCTTACCAATATTTTGCAATGATATCGCCTTGCCCTCACGCAAGGATTGAAGCACGCCTTCCGCTAACAACCTCTCTTTACGCAATCTATTCGTATTGTAACCATGGTTCTTCAGTTCTTCCAAAATATTTTTCTTGTATGCAATCGGCATATCTTCGTTTCCTCCCTTAATAGCAGTTTTCTAAGTTCACTTCCCTACCGTACATATATCATATCATATTTTTGCACAGAAAGCAAAGTAATATTGTACAAGTTTACGCTTTGAGATTACTTGTATTCTTGTGTAATTCAACGCCTTGACATTGGGCGGATGTTTGTGTAATATTGAGGTACGCCAATTTGAGGGAGGAGATTCTATGGCAGAAATAAATGGCGAGTTTCCCAGATATACCGAACCAAACAAGAAAAGCGGTCAAAAAAAGGGAAAAACAAAAAAGCTCAAACGAAAACTGAGGGAGATGGAATACAAACTGAAATATCAGAAAAAACTCGCTAAGGAGCATAACAAACGCTGTAAGGCGGAAACCGAACTCCAGTTTACAAAAATGCTTCTTCAAAACAATGGCAACCCGCCCGAATCATTCTTCGTCTTACGAAAAAGGCGGTGATGATCTGAGTGACTGACATTACCTTACCACAAGAAGGATTGCAGTCTGGAGGATTCCCGATTGCCAATTTTGACGTTACCCATGCAAAACCGCTGCGCGATATAAGCACTTGCACCCGGTTGGAGGCCATTGAACTACGCATTGAAGCACCCGACTGTACTTACGATCTAATCGTAGACCCCCGCCAATCTATTTCGGCGCAAATCCTCAGCTCTATCCCAACTTGCCGTGTTCTAAGCACAAGCAATTACAGTTCAATCGATGCTCATATTATCCACATGGCAACCACATCAAAAGACCATGGGTTATTTTGCCGTAGCTTTGGTCTAAACCAGCTATACGATGGCACATGGATATTCGTAGCTGGGAGCGAGATATTAGGCAACTGCAGCGAACACATTATCACAGTTCACCCGGCAATTTCCTCAATTCATCTGGCCGGTGATAGGGTTGAAAGTGAGAAGTCAGCAATTACAAGGTTGATTCGGGAGATCGAACGCAACCCCCTCACGGTCTGGCCCACATTCTCATACACGCTACTCTGCTCCATGCGTTCCCAAGTTACCGCCCTCGGGTTGACAACCTTCCCGGCCTTGTATGTCGCAGGACAGCAGGGCTATGGCAAGACCATGTTGGTTTCACGCTATTGCCTGTTGTACGACATAACAGACGGTGTTCTATCTAAGCCCTGCGGCAAATTGGACGCCAATTCGACCGCTAAAGGCGTAATCAGAGAAATCAGCGAGTATCGGGATCAGGTAATATTAGTCGATGATCTGGCAAAGGGCAGCACCCCATCCGTTCAGCGGGAACGGCAAAAACTCATGGCGGAGGTGCTGCGCTTTGCCACAAACGGCGGAACACGAAAAACCGCAGCCATGCTTCCAGAGAGCGGAACCTATGACTGTCAAAGCGGTGTCGCTTTTACAGGGGAAATCCCCCTGACAGCGGCCTCCGATCTGACCCGCATCATTGAAGTGCAACTAACCAAACCAATGCGTGATGGTCTGGCAACAGACCGGACAGCCGCAGCCAAAGCGTTTCGAGCCTGGATGATTTGGCTCCTGCCTCACATAGACGCCGAGTTGCTGGCCCTTAGCCGTCAGCTCGCTTCCATAACAGGTAATGACGAAGCCAGGCTGGAAACCTCCAAAATACTCCTGCTGTGGAGTACGAAACTGTTTTATCGGTTTGCTTTGGAGGCAGATATTGTTAGCCAGTCCTACTATCAATCCGCTATCTGCGAGGCCGCCCAGGTCTTTGAAAACATACTATCCCCTCAAGCAAAAAAGGTCAGTTGTATTCAAAATAGCGTACCCCAGGGCAATCTTTGCTGGTATATCCTCCAAGGCTATCATAATGGAGCGTTTCATATCGTACCACGCAAGAAGCTGAACAGCAACGAAGATTGCGTAGTTGAAAAGGATGCCCTATGTATCCGTACAGAAACCCTGTTGTCCTATCTGCGGAAAAAGGCAAGCCTTGGCTCCCTGTCCAGTAAAGAAATGACAAAGGAACTCTGTACAGAAGGTGTGTTGGAAAGCCGCTCAGAAATGCGGAACGCCGCAAAAAGGATTCATGGAAAGCGTTATCTGGAGCTTCCTTTTGCCGCTCTGCAAAACGGCGCAAAACACTACTAAACACATAAGCCAAAACGCAATGAGAAAGGAATGATATTCTATGATCTGTCAAGTCGGTACAATTCGTGAGGTCCATCATCGGCTCATGCAAGAGGGCTACCGGGTCAGCGAATGCGCCCTGCGCAGATGGATAAGGGAGGGGAAACTTCCCGCTATCCATACAGGCAACAAGGCGCTGATCTCCTATAACAAGGTTCTGGAAATTCTGGAGGGAATCTCTTCCACCACACTTACAGCCGCTATAATCTGAATCTGTCACCGTCCCCACCCTGCGGAACTCCTGCGAGGCGGGGACGATCCTTTATCATTCGAAAATCGGAGGTATTCATCATGGCCAGCATACGGGAGCGCAACGGTAGCTACCAAATCACCGTATCCTGCGGATATGACATCAACGGCAAGAAGATACTCGAAACCACAACCTTCACGCCCGATCCAAGCCTTACGCCCAAGAAACGGGAAAAGGCTGTGAAGGAGTACGCCCAACAGTTTGAAGGCCGTGTAAAAAACGGCTTCGCTATGGATGGTCGAAAAATTACCCTGAAGGATTTTTCTGACCGCTGGATGGAAGAATACGCCAAGATAAATCTACAGCCAGGCACAGCAACAAAGTATGCCGAGGAATTGAACGATAAAATCCTTCCTGCTCTCGGACATCTGAAGCTATCTGAGCTGAAACCACATATCATCAATGCGTTTTTCGCCTCCCTCACCCGCGACGGGGCAAGGAAGGACGGAAAGGCTGGGGGATACAGCAAAGCCACCATTATGAAAACCCGCAATGTCCTTTCCTCCATGCTGAGAACGGCAACAGAATGGGAGATCATTGACACAAATCCCTGCGATAAGGTGCGACTCCAAGGCGAGGACGCTGCTGAAAAGTTGAAGTTCTTCACTCCTGAACAAACGGCAGTTTTCCTTGATTATATCGAAAAGCCTTACATAATTCAAGTAGGAGGTCATAAACGAATTGATGATACCGGCATTCCCTATACTGTAGGTGATTACGAAATTGAAAAGTCGATTCCAGAGCAAATCAAGGTAATGTTCTACCTTGCCATATACACGGGACTAAGAAAGGGAGAACTATTGGCCCTTCAATGGAGCGATGTGGACTTCAACACGGATATTGTTCAAGTTTCCAAAGCTGTGACTATTGTAGCGGGAAAGCCTGTGTGCAAGGTCCCCAAGACGAAAACCTCCCGCCGCTCCGTTTCCATTCCTCATTCTCTGACAGAACGGCTTGCAGCTCTAAGGCAGTCCCAAGACAAATTTCGCTCACAAGTCGGGGATTACTGGCAGGGAGAAAACTGGATATTTACCCAAGACAACGGAAAGATGATGAATTACAGCACTCCATATCAGGCACTCCAGGACACCATTACTCGCTACAACAAAGACAAGTCCACCGAACAGCAGCTCCCACACATTCCTTTCCATGGGTTGCGTCACACTTCGGCCACGCTCTTGATTGCCGGTCAGCAGGATGTTAAAACTGTCTCTACACGGCTTGGACATTCGCAGACCTCCACAACCATGAACATCTACGCCCACGCTCTCCAAGAAAGCGACCGCAAAGCTGCTGATGTCCTTGAAACCTTGCTGAAAAAGCACCCACAGTAGTCAAAAATTCCGCCGCAGTAGTCAAACAGTAGCCATTTAACCTCTGCGGCGGGATTCGCCTCTAAATCAAAAACCCGCTATCCCTTGCAGGACAACGGGTTTAAGTGGAGCTGCTACCCAGATTTGAACTGGGGACCTCATCCTTACCAAGGATGCGCTCTACCGACTGAGCTATAGCAGCGTATTGGGACCCAAACGGGTCATATAGAAACAGC